CCGCCATTCCATATCTCTACAGGCTTATCAGCAGGTACAGTGACTGCACCCTTGTAATCCACCAGATTCACAACCAGAGAGCCTGTGCGGGTCTTGAGCTGGTCTTGCGGTACTCCCTCTTTCACAGCTTGCTCAACACCTGCCCAGTTAATTTCCTTCTTGGGATACATACCGCAGATAACATCAACGTCAGCTTCCAGCATCTTCACAATGTCTGCTGGGTTGAAGCGAATATCTGCATCTATGAACATTAAGTGGGTTGCGTCCTTCTTTTGCATGAACCCGTGTGCGAGTGCATTCCTGCCCCGCTGGATAAGGCTCTCGTTAAACATGCAGCTAAAGCTCATGTCAATGTCATGCTGGCGCAGTACACCTGCGGCTGTCAGCAGTGACTGGGTGAAGTACCCGGTACACATGCCGCCGTACATAGGTGTGGCGATAAATACGTGTGCTTTGCTCATTCGTGTTCCTTGGTTGGTTAGGGGTGGCAGACTGTCGGGATAACTCTGGTCTGCCAGCAGAGGCCTAACCCTCAGCTTTGCGCTGAAGTTGCTCCCGGCTGCAAGTCTGTTTTCATAATCTCCATTGCATCTTCATACCCGGATGTGTATGCAATGTTCCAGATTTCCTGGAGAGACATGTTCAGAAACTTTTGAGTGTACTCAACGGCATTACGCCCTTTTTCCAGTGATTTCTGAGATGGTTGAATTTGTTGCTGGCTCACGATATATCCTCAATTCTTAATACATACTTGTTGGTCTTAGCTGACTTGCGCCAGCCATGCACTTCTATACGGATGCCAGCATCCCGCACATGCTGCACGGTATCTGAATCCTGTATCTTCTTTATCCTGGTAGACACGGCACTCGCAGTGACTTGCACAGCCAGGATTTCCCCTTTGCGGATGCACAAGAGGTCACACCATCCCCAGAGGTCTTGTCGTATCCTGGCAAACGGATTCCAGTGTTCAACAATGGCAACTAAGTATCCTTGCTCCCGTAGGTACGCAAGACTTCTCTGAGTAGGTGTGACTTTGTTAGCCATCAGAAGGGAATGTCGTTATCGTCTTTTCTGACACTGTAGCGAGGCGCAACCTCTGTAGGTCTGCCTTCTTCCAGTTTCTTCTTCTTAAGCCAGTTGTCTTCCTTCACCGCCAGCAGGTTGTAACCCCGACTGGTAGGCTTTTGCCAGATAGCCAGCTTGATTTTCTCTCCTGCTTTGTAATCCATTTCCAGAACCACAAAGCCTTTGTAGTCCGGCCCTTTGGGTGACTTGCGCTGGGATTCTTCTTCCCAATAGCAGACACCCATGCCGGGTTGTTCTTGGTGTGGATTAGAGGCCATTTCTTTCCTTTCGTAGTGAGTATTTGGCAAAGTCTTTGCCACCTTGAGAAACCATTGAAGTGTGGATTGGGTATCCCTGCCGCCTGAGATATTCGATATGTGCCGCCAACCTGAAGCTGCCATAGTTGTCTAGTGCCTCTCTAGGTGTTAGCGGCCCAATGTTTTCCAAGTGATTCAAAATATTGGCTCGTTGAGTTCCGAACCTGTTGGTGGCAGGGGTTCCGGCTTTGGGGGAGTGAGGCTCCCACCAGCTTTCACAATCTCGCCTTTCAGCTTGATGTTGGTGTATGCGTCAAACTCAGCGGTGATAGGTAAGTTTGACTGCTTCAACAAGTCCAGCTTCTCAACCTTCTCAGCATCGCTGAACTTGGGTGACACAGAGATGCGATTAACCATCAGGCAGTAACCCTCTATCCATTCGTCTGTGGTGTGGTAACTGGCATACGGCTTGTCTGAGCCTGGGATGAAGAGGTGATATGCCCCATCTGCCACTTCCACTCCCACATCTTGCGGGACTTCATCAACACGTTCGACTGTTCCCATATCCACCGTCTTGCGGGGTTCAAAGTCTTGTACCTCTTCGGGTGTGTATACCCCAACCACGCAACCCGGATAGACCGCACGGATACCCTCTGATAAACACCTGGCCCTAAGCATTGCACGTGGATAGTTCTTCCAGTTGTCCTTACCTGCGATACCAATGGATTTCGCCTGGGAGAGCGTCCAAGTGACTTCAAGCGAACCCCCTTGAGGGTGGCTAAATACGCCTGTAACTTCTGCATCTGTGTATACCTTCCATTCAACTTTACCTCCGGCTTGCTGGAACCTTGCCAGCATTGCATCTGCTTTCAGAGCTGGACGGCCCTGGATGACATGAAAATCCCGCATGGCTATTGCCGGGTGCAGGTTTTCAGCTTGGCACAGCAACATGATTGCCATAGCCTCCTGTGGGTTCTTAAACCCAAACATCTTGCTGGTGGCAGCAACCTCTGCCATCTTCTGAATGTCCGCAAGGGGAACGATATTGCTCATAAGAGTTTCTCCAAAATGGTTATGGTTAGGTCAATCAGGGAACAAAAGGCCATGACGTAGATGCTCCAGTTAGTCATTCTTGACCTCCCTGGCTTTCATCATTGCGTCTGCTTGTCTATATGCGGCAGTTGCTGTTTCATTAAAGTCCATGTCTTGTCGCCAATCTGAATCTGACAACAACGCTTGCATAGCAAGACCAGCGAAATCGTCCCGCAAATCCTTACCCTCTGCCATAGACGTTTGCCCGGACGTAGGGTGCTTGTGAATAAATGGGTAGGCTTTCATTTGACTAAGAACCTCCGTGAACCTGCTACGTTGACCACAAACTGCTCGTAAATGTCCGGCATGGCAGACTGAAACAATTTGCTGTCAAACTTCTCGCTGTGCTTGGCGTTCTTCCAAGTAGCAAGCACACTGCCATCAAAGGTAGCGAGTTGGTTGCAGTCTTGCATGTAACCTTGCACAAGGGTCTCCAGAGCCTCTTTCTGGCCCTCTAAAGCCTTTATCTGACCCTTTACCAGGGATAGGGTGCGGCAAGCCTCCTCGACTGTCCTGGAGGCCATCTTGGTGTTGTCCAGCCCTGTGGGGTATATCAGTCGTGCCTGTTCCGGAGTCTCGGGGGGAAGCGTTGTTCCGGCGGCAACATGGCCCCAATAGACAGCCATCTGCTGAACCAGCTCCTCTTTTTGGGAGTCGGTGACTTGGTAAGGAATGATGACAAGCTCCTGGCCCCCAAATAGGATAGCCAGATAGACTTTCTCCACACCCATGACGGCTGCTTCGTGGATGACTTGAGCAACATCAGCAGCAGGTGCGAGGCCAGAATCGTCAAACTTACTGCGAACCGCCATCGTGTAGTTCTTACATTCCACAAGAATCTTTTGACCATTCTCCCTGCCTCCGAAATCAAAGTGTGAGCGCATCCAGGAATGCTTGGGGTGGGTGTAGGCCTCCTCTATCTTGGTCAACTCAATTTTGAGCTTGTCCTGCACCAGCCTACCTATCACTGGTTCCATCACATGTCCCATCTGCACAGCTTCGATGCCGGACAGGTCTGGAATCTCCATCTTGCCTTGCTTGGTCAAGATGACTTCGTTGGCTTTACCACTGGCAGCACGGCGAGAGTCGCCTGACCACCATGCACTGTTTCTTGTTTCTGGTGAGAAATCAGACATTACTGGCCTCCTTGTCTGCAAACAGCTTTGCATCCTCGCCACAGGACTTGTGAGGCATACGCTCTATGTTGCACCAGGGAAGGCTCTTTACAGGCGTTGGAAGGCCCGTTACGGGGCTTGTAGGGCGGTTGTGGGTGCAGTGGCCCAGCTCAGGGTTATTTATGCCATCTTCAAGGACATAGTGCTTGCAATCAATACAGAGTTTCATGTGGAACTTCCTTTGTTTAGGTTAGGGTGAGACTTGATTATACATGGATTAGATTAGTGCGTGTAGGTGTTTACCCTCCTGTCTCTGTGTTCAAACAATTTGTGGTGGCGTAGCCTCAGTTTGCGTAGGTTCACATCACCCCCCGCATTTCCCATCCCATCAGAAAGTAATTCCAGCGGGTAGTGATAGCTGAGTTGGTGAACTTCTTTCCATCCCAGGCCAGCTCTTCAGGGCTGTAGCCTTTGCCCACCATCATGGCAATGAATACTTGTCTTGCTTTCATTTGTTCTCCTTAATGCCGTGGGCATGGCTCAAAATCGCCACAAGCTCTGGCTCTGGCTGTGCCAATCGTTCTTTGAGTGCGGTAATAGCTTCATTTATGTGGCGGCTTTGTGTGTAATGTATTTTCACAATGTCCAATGCAAAAAGCGCCAGCTTCATTGCTTCTTTGTCAGTCATGCTTGTCCCCTTTCTCTGATTTGCTTTGCCCAGTTCGGCGCGTCTACTTTGTCCTCAAGCCACTTTGCACAGGCTTCACGTTCGGAGGCTGTCGCTTTGGTGGCTACCAGTTTGGCAAAGGCTTTAATCTTTGAATTCCAGTTATCTTCAAATTCTGTATCTTTAAACCAATCATCTTCTTCTGTCCAAACGCCAGCCTGTCTAGCCAGTGAAATGATTTCATCTTGTGTCATGCTTGTTCTCCGTAAATAGGGGGCATACCCTGTTTGTTGGTCATCTCTTGCCATGCTTCTTCTTCTGCATCATCTATCTGTACCTTGCGCCAGCCGCTGCGCTGGGGGCTACGCTTGGCGCAACCCTCTACACAATCATGTAGGCATAGGTTTGTATGGGGCCAGGTGCAATCAGTAGGGTCTTTCATTTTTAGGTCTTCCTCTCTTTAGTTTGGGGCTAGGGGCTGTTACTGCTATCTCCTGGGTGGAGAAGTAATGTTCGTTAAAACATATCCTCCGGCGGTAGATATAGTTTGCTTGTCTTGTCCTGCTCGTCACCACCTCTGTGGGGGCTTGGCATAAGGGGCATTTCATCTATATCTCCTGTGATGTATAGGGCTGTGTTGATTACCCATGCTGGATAAACATCACCCTCTTTGTGTCGGGCTAGTATTCTCTGAGCTTGCTGTACGTTCATGGGGCTACTTTCCTTTCAGGCATACAAGGGCTACGGTAGGGATGATGATTAGTCAGTGTCCTACTTTCAGCCTTGGGGCTGTCCTGTATGGGGCATACACCCGTATACAGTTCTGCTGCTTTATTTATCGAACCAACTATTCCGTAGTTGCCACGGTTGACCATCAGCCTACATGTTCGTTTATCACTTGGGGCAGAACCCTCGTGCAGCCGTCCCCCTTGGGTCAAGCTGAACCGCTTTGCTTCCACGCTGCCACAGTCGGGGGCACTTGCTATCGTGTGGAGTACGGTTGACGTGGGGGCAATAAAAAAGCCACTTACAACTGCCCCGTTGCGGAACCCCGAATACGGGGCGAGGCATGTGTAAATGGCTTTCATGTGCTGTCCGCAACGACAACGGGGCTAATGTTACAGCTCGCCCACTAGCAAGCCAAGCAGAAACCCCACAGCAAATAGGGCTACCAAATACAAATAGTCATCAGGGTTAACCTTATCCACACACTTATCCACACTTTCCCAGGCATCTTGGGGGAAGGCTTCTTCTAATGTTCGAGGGTAGGTGCGGGTAGTGGGGTTCAAGTCGGGCAGTGTGATGTGTTTCATGTTCATTCTCCAGGGAAAAAGGTTATGTTCAACACTTCCCCGTTGGGGTATGCGTTTAGGGCTTGCTCTGCTGCGTGGTCATCGTCTTCCGCTTCACAATCAAAAACAAGGGTAAATTTATCTCCCTTGTCTTCATGCAGGGTTACACGATAGGGAATCAGGTTAGGGTTATCGAACGTGGGCATAGTATCTCCAGGGTTAGGAAGGGGGGCTTATTTAACAAACCCTCTGCGCTTGTTGTTCAAATAAGTTGTCCAGTCGTAGTAAGCCACATATTGCCCTAAGCCTTGGCCTTTTATCACTTTGCGGATGATGGCGTTAGGGTGAGCTTTTTTGCAGGTGTAGCGGGTATCAAAGAAGTCCATTGTTATCTCCAGGGTTAGGTAAGGGGTCAGGAAAGCCCCTAGAAGGGGCAGGAAGGGGCTTATTTCACCAGCACATGGCAGTAGTCGCCATTAGGCAAACAACCTTGTTGCAAAACCCCATAATGAACACCAGTCCAGCCAAGCTGAACCAGTAGTTGTTGGGCTGCGTCATAGTGTGCCAGGTCAGTGGTTAGGCCATAGGGGTAACTGATGGTCTTAGAACCAGCAGCGCACCAGGCTTTGATGCGTGACCCACGATGGTTTGTCGGTGCAATGTACTTTGTTTGAATGGCTTGCATGGTTTACTCCAGGGTTAGGGTTTAGCGTGCGAGATAGCACACTCCAGAGGGCACGTCATGCCCTCCAGGGTGGGTTATGCAGTCAAGGGTTCGCGTGTGGCATACAGCATTTCTAAGGCATCTTTTGCTTCTTTTACAGCGTTATCAACCATGTCGCTGTAATACCCTGATTCTTCTATGAAACCGCTGTACGATTCATAAAGACAAGCACCGAGAAAATCAGAACCGAGCAGTATTCCGTTTTTGTATGCGTCAACACGCACAGCAAAATAAACGTAAATGCCATCGTCAATCTTTCTGCACAATTCTTGCAGTTCTTCTTCTTCATAGTCGAATAAGTCCCGAGGGTGCACGTCTTCAGGTGTTACGCTGCAAACAATGTGAAAGCCTTGTGTGTCTTCAGTGTGGATGGTTTCATAATGACGCATGATGTACTCCAGGTTAGGTTCTGATTGTCGAATGACAATCTGCAAGCCCACAGAATAGGCTTGCAGGTGGCACTCAGGCTTGATGGCTAGAAGGTAATCCGGCTTCACGCATGTTCGCATAAGCAGCACGATTGAGCGCTTCTACATTCTCTGTGTGCTCTTGCTGATAACGCAGCATGGATGCTTCCAGAACCCTCCAATTAGAAGCTGAAGGATTGAGAGAAAAAGTCTTGAAGTCTTCAGTCAGAATCTTCTTTGCTTGCGATAAGTAAATCATGGCACTGCCTTTTGAGGTTAGGTTTACTGAGTGCACTATTGCTGCTCAGTGATGTTATTGTATGGTATATATATACGCTGTCAACAACTATTTTTCATAAATATTTCTATCGTCAATCAAGTGACGTTAGGTTTTTACTATGAATACTTTTGTGGATGCACCCGTTGTATACAGTAGGGTATATAATATATATAAGAGAATAATATATTTATTGTGTTTATAAGTTATTGTTTTATAGTTCTGTACTGTATACACATTTGGGGTTTACTGAATACGGGGGTGTATACCATTCTCCGTCCACGACAAAAGGGGTTAGGGGTTTGGTTGGCATAGTTGATGCTACTGCACTGCCTACGCTACACTGATGCACGTTATCGGGCTGGGGTGGGGTTGACGATGCACAAGCACAAGCGCAGCAGCGGCAGTGGCCTAGGCGATGGGTAACAGGATGCTGTATGGTGAGCACCCCACATCTCGCTCCCCCCAGAAAAAAATAGGTTTCTGGTATATTCTTGGTTTACGGGAGTTGACTGGTTCATGTGGTTGCCGACTTAGGTCTTGCTCCGTCTCTGGTAAATCCTCACCAGCTTCCGTGTTTGTCATGTTCCCTAGAGAAGGTTTAGAGCTACCACTTGCGTAGCTCTTTTTTTGTCTGTAACATAGCGTTATCTGTATAGAGGGTTAGGTGATGATTACTGCGATTGAACTGGAGACTGGTAGGCCTGTACCTGTAGCACGGGTGGTGTATGCATACCCGTATGAGGAGATGGATGTGGGAGACAGCTTCTGTGTTCCTGTAGGGGCCAGGCAGAAGGTGTTGAATGCCAACTACAGGGCCAGCAGAAGGTTAGGGATAGGGTTGACGGCTAAGACTGAGGGTGTGGTTGTGAGGGTGTGGAGAACACGATGACGGAACTACTGTGGATGGAAGAGGATGAGTTGCGTGAGGTCTGTAGGGCTTTGATGACTCGTCTTTGCCAGACAGAGTTAGTGGTACAGGTATTGGCTAGTCAAATGAATGAGGCGGTAGCTCATGGATACGAGCAAGGATACACAGATGGCTTTATACGTTTCTCGTATGAAGCTGAAGCGGGAAATGTTAAGAGCCTTGTCCTGCATTAAGCCAGCGGCTAAGAGAAAACTGGCAGCGGAGTGGCGGGAAACGTATTCAGAGTTGTTCTACAAGGAACTGATACGCTGTGCCAAGAACAAGCCTGTGGCGGCTACTATATCTGAGTGGGACTTAGATTCTTTTGACAAACAAAGAAAACAATGAACTTTGACCTAAACAAGTTTTACAAGTTCTGTTCCGAACTCAAGATTGAGACAAAGGAAGAGGGCTTGAAGAAGATGGGAACCCTCTTGGGGACTCAGACGTATGTGATGGAGGAAATCAAGAAAGGTCTAGAAGATGATGTTCACTTCTTTGTCATCCTCAAAGGTAGGCAGTTGGGTATTACCACTGTTAGCCTTGCCCTTGATTTGTATTGGCAGTTCACCCATCCCGGATGGCAAGGTACGCTGGTTGCGGATACAGAAGAAAACAGGGATATGTTTCGTTCGACTCTCGCTATGTACATGGAAGGGTTGCCGAAAGAATACAAAATTCCTTTGGTCGCTCACAACAGAAACCAAATGGTTCTCAAAAACAGAAGTAGAATTTTCTACCAGATTGCTGGCAATAAGTCTCGTCTGGGTCAGGGCAAAGCCATAACCTATTTGCACGGCACGGAGACAGCTTCCTGGGGTAACGAAGAAGGTCTGGCTTCCCTGATAGCTTCTCTTGCTGAAAAAAACCCTGAACGGCTTTACATGTTTGAAAGTACGGCGCAGGGCTTCAACATGTTTCACGACATGTACAAGACGGCTAAGAAAGCAAAGACACAGAGGGCAATATTTTGCGGTTGGTGGAGAAACGAGTATTACTCTGTCCCTGGCGACTCCAACATCTACAAAGTCTACTGGGATGGCAAGCTCAGTGCGGAAGAGAAGGAGTGGGTGAAAGACATTAAGAAGCTGTACGGGTATGAGGTCAACTCCCGGCAGATGGCTTGGTGGCGGTGGAAAATGCACGAAGGTATCAAAGACGAATCCTTGATGTACCAAGAGTTTCCACCCACTGAGGACTATGCCTTTGTGATGACAGGCACATCCTTCTTCTCCACCACCCGCTGCACAGAGGCAGCTAAAGAGGCCAAGAAACTTGTACCAGACCACTATCGCTATGCTTTTGGACAACTGTTCCAAGACACTGAAGTCATTAAGTCCACTGAGAGACTGGGCACACTCACAATCTGGGAAGAACCTGTTGACACTGCTTATTACGTTATCGGTGCTGACCCCGCTTACGGTAGCTCTGATTGGGCAGATAGATTCTGCATCCAAGTCTACAGATGCTACGCAGATGGACTTGACCAAGTTGCTGAGTTTGCCACTTCTGAGATGAACACCTACCAGTTTGCGTGGGTCATCGCCCACCTTGCTGGCGCATACAAAAACTCTACGCTGAACCTGGAAGTCAACGGCCCTGGTCAAGCAGTCATCAACGAGATACGAAACTTGAAGCGCATGGCAGTCTCTCTAGGAGGCGCTATGGGTCACGGATTGATGGACGTGCTAGGTAGTATGACCAACTACATTTGGAGGCGCAATGACACGCTTGGAGGCCTCTCCAACAGCATTGGCTATCTGACCACAACCAATTCCAAAGAACGCATGTTGCAGTACATGAAGGATTACTTTGAGCGGCAGATGATAAAGATACGCAGCATGGACACGCTGGAAGAAATGAAGGGCATCGTGCGAGAAGGTTCCTTCTTGGGTGCGCCTGGTAGGGGAAAAGATGACCGTGTGATTGCTACTGCTCTGGCTTGCGTGGCCTTTGCAGAGCAGATTCAACCCCGGCTTATTGCCCAAAAGATTACCCGGCAAATCAGTCATGCCCAGGAAAACTTTACCCCTGAACAAATATCTGTGGGCAGAAACGTCAGCGATTACTTGAAAAGGATTGGAATGTATGGAACACAATGACCTAACCATCGTGTCGGTTTATGGGCATAACAACGGAGCCAGCGTTATCCCCAGTATCAAGCGGAGCATGAAGGAGTTACCCGGCTCCAAAGGCTTGCTACTGTCCATTGCCAAACCTGATAACCTGCCCAGCAACATAGAGTGGCGGCAGATAGGGTTTATCAACTACCTCCAATATTCTGTTTTTATGATGCACCAGCTCTACGCATTCATTGACACTGAGTATTGCCTGATTGTCCAAGATGACGGCTGGGTGCTGGACGGCGACAACTTCATGCCTGAATACTATGAGTACGATTACATAGGAGCGCCCTCACACTGCGCTTTCTTGCCCCAGGATGAAGGGTTCAACCTGTACTTAAACTTTACCTGGGTAGGCATTCCTGGTGTGCGGGTGGTGCAAAACGGTGGGTTTTCCCTGCGCTCTAAGCGTTTCTTGTCTGCTTGCAATAAGCATGGTCTGACCCACCTACAAGCTAACGACATACACGGATGGAACGAAGATGCCCAGCTCTCTGCCCTGCTCAAGCCCCAGTTGCAGTATCTGGGGTATAGGTATGCACCTGACCACATTGCCAAACATTTCTCGATGGAATACATGGGCAACGGATTTCACACAGAAGAGTTTGACTTTGGTTCGTTGCTAGGCTGTCACGCCCAAAGCAGGAAGCTCATGGATGATGACCACATCATTGTCCCTGCTGACGTTTCAAAAGCATACGGTGAGATAGAGTTTCTGGACTACTTGCAGTCCACAGGCTACACAGTGGAGTACAAATATGAAGTCCCTGTCCAAGTTTGAACTCAAGCGCCAGATTAAACGCTTTCATGCGGACAAGGATAGGGGTATTTCTATCAACTTGTTCTGCGAATTAGCGGGTATGTCTATGGCTCACTTCCTGGATGTGTTCATCAGAGACAAGGAACCGCTCACTGAAGTGGTGCAAATCAGGGTCAGCAAGGCCTACCAGCAGTGGAAAAGCGGCAATGTGCGAGTTATGCAGAACAAAGACAGGACGAGATACGTGGAATACAGGAAGGAAAGCAAGCCACCAATGATGGCAAGCATGGGTTTACAGGTCACATCAGGGGGCATAAAACTAAAAGTCGGCATGGTTAACCGCCATGACTATTCAGAAATCACACTTGACGAAGCACTAAGAGGGTAACTATGAGCGTTCTAAAAGACTATCACTGCGGAAATCACGGCATATTTGAAGCTTGGGAGCCTGTATGTCCCATGAAGAATTGCAAAGGCGAGCTGTCCGTTGTATTTCTCAAGCCTGTGGGCACAAGGTCTGCCAAGACCAAGCACACAGACAACACAGTCAAGCAATTGGCTATGGAATACGGGATGACGGATGTAAAGTCCACCAGAGAAGGTGAACACCAGACTGGTTATCTCAAACGTAACAACAAACTGTCAGACAAAGAGTTTGCACAGGCTACAGATGCCATGAATGCCCAAAAGAAAGAACCCAGAGCGGGAGATGCGGCAATTTGGGGCGGCGGTGGTAGTATTAGCATGAAATCCGTTCTTGGTGGACAATTCAAGCCAGTAAGGGACGAGGCTGTGAGCATAATGCCCAGGGATGCCTCTCCCACAGGCTCACTGTCCGGCCCCAAAGCGGGTGTAGGCACTATGCAAGACCCAGATAACCTGAAGGTGAAGACAACATGAGGATACCTACCAACCCCGTAGATAGAGAATTGTTCTACCTTGACCTCATCACCAAGTGTCAAGTCACTCAGCAAGAGAGAAAAGTAGACTATGGCTCCCTGCGGAGTTGGTATTTGTTTGGTAACGGGCCGGATGAAGCTCCGGCTCTGTACAACAAAATCTTTCCTCACATTGACCAGCTCACCAGTTTCCTCTATTCAGCGGAAACTACCCGCTTTTCCATTGACGTTGGGGCCGCTGTAGACCCCAGAGAGCAAGTAAAAGTTCCGGCTCTTACCCGTGCGCTCAACGATGAGTGGTTGAATAGCAACGCTGACCAAGTGTTCTCCGCTGCTACCACCTGGTCACTGGTCTACAACTCCACCTTTATCAAGCTAATTATTAAAAACGGCATACATCCGTACATGGTAGAACCCGCTTGTATGGGTGTATTGCGGGAAGACACCCCATACTCTGACAGACAAGAGGCTATCACCCAGACCTACTACATCACCAAGTCTGAACTGTATGACCGTCTGTACAGCCATCCCCGCCGGGATGAGATTGTGAAACGCATCACCTCTACCCAGCATGAACGCACAGAGGTAGCTAACGGCATCGAGCGCATCATCTTGTCGCAGTCAAACCCAACAATGTACGGTAATGTTAATTTAGACCTTGGTGGACAAAACCGTTACAAGGCTACTGTTGCTGAAGACACGGTGGAGATGACTGAGCTGTGGGTGTGGTGTGATGACACCAAAGATTACCAAGTTGTAACCAAAGCAGACCCAGACGTAATCATCTATGACCGTCCTGGCGAACAGGTGTTTCTCAAAGGTGAGTTGCCATTTGTGCAGATTTGCCCCAACCCACTGTACGACTACTATTGGGGTGGTTCTGAGGTTCAGCGTCTGGTCTTCCTCCAGCAGCTCCGCAACAAACGCATGACTGAAATCTTGGACTTGCTCTCCAAACAGGTCAGCCCACCTACTGCGCTGATTGGCTTTACTGGCATCTTGGATGAGAAGAACTTTGCGCTCAATCGTGCTGGTGGCTTGTTGGCAACTGACATGCCTAATGCAAAAGTAGAAAAGTTAGCGCCAACTATGCCACCTGACTTGTTTAAAGAGATTGGTGAGATTGACCTGATGTTTGAAGAAGCATCTGGCATTGTGTCTGTGTTGCAAGGCCGGGGTGAGGCGGGTGTGCGTTCGTCTGGTCACGCATCCCAGCTTGCTCGTCTGGGTTCTAGCCGTGCCAAGAAACGTGCCCTCATCATTGAAGACAGCTTGGAGAAGCTGGCAACTCTGTATCTCAAGTGTATGCAAGCCTATGAT